GATATGGATATAAGTTATCATTTATTTTGCAGTCGGTTTCACAAGTATAATCGTTTATTTTTTAATCGTTGTCATAGCATTATAGTAAATTAATGTATACTGATTATGTAGTATTTAATCCTAAAGTAGAAGAAGTAGCTACGGATATTCTTTTAGTTGAATTTTGGAAGCCAGAATTTTGTCAAGCTATTATTGAGGCTGCTGACAAAATTGATCAGTATGAGTCTAAACCAACGGATCCAGTTCCAGGGCAAGAGTTAAGAATAGATGCAATTTCCAGAGACTTATATATTTCATTTTGTAAGCACTGGAAGCAAGTCATTCAACCGATACTTAACGAATTTTATATGCTGCCGGCCGAGCAATGGTTTAGTGGATGGAAAGTTCCTTTCATTATAAAATACGAAATGAATAAGCAGCGTTATCTTAGACCTCATATGGATGGCTCTATGGTAACTGGTACAGTTAGACTAAATGATAAGTACACCGGTGGTGAATTAGTTTTTCCTAGACAGAAATATAAAAATACAAGCGTGCCAGTTGGGTCTATGTTAATCTGGCCGAGCTCTATTCAACATATTCATTATTCAGATGAACTTAAATCTGGCACTAAGTATTCGTTAGTAGCCTGGACTAAGAATGATAAGCGTGAATCTGGAATAAACTTTGACGAAGTATGAAAACAGCCGCGTACACTCTTTGCTATAACGAAATAAAAAAGCTAGATCAATGGCTTTTTTATACAAAAGATTTTGATTATAGAGTAATATTAGATACAGGTTCTACAGATGGTACTTATGAATTGCTAAAAAAGGTTCCAGGTATTATCCTACACCAGATGAGAAAGGAACCGTTTAAGTTCCATCATCATAGGAATTTTAATTTAGCGATGATTCCGGAAGATGTTGATTGGTGTCTATCTCCAGATATGGATGAGTATTTTTCCATTAATGTTTTAACTGAAATGGAAAAAACTATTAAAGAGCATCCAACGGTAACCAATATTGCTACCACGCGATTAGATATTTACTCAAAAGAGGTATTCGTAGGTCCTCCAGATTCATTACCTTCTAATAAAATTCATCGCAGACATATGTATGAATGGAAAGCGATGATTTATGAGCATCTTAGATATATTGGCCCTGGGTATGAGAACGAGATTTATAATAATAAAATTTTTTTAATTCATGATCAAGATATTACTAAACCTAGAGATATCTTATATCCTAAAATGCTTAAAGAACGGTATGCTGAAGACCCTACCGACACATGGAATTCATGGTTTTTATTGAAGCATTATTATAAAGAGCGAGATATTTTAAATTATATTGAAGTAGCTGTTAATTTCATTAGATTTCATAACAGTCAAACGGATGATAAATATAAGAGCGTATATGAAGATTTAAAGTATATATCTATGTATGAAAAGAATTTAGATGCCGGGCTTAGACAGGCTATTGCTAAAGAATTAAATTGATATATTTTTATTATGAAAATTAAGGATAATAAAAATGTCAACTAAAAATGTATTTAAATTAAACGATGTACATGATCGGGTGGTAGCTGGTACCTGGATTACTTATAATTTAAGTAACGACCCTGGTACTTTGTGGCTTTGGGGTCGTAACACTGTTGGTCAATTAGGAGACAATTCCCTTAACCCATACAGCTCTCCGATACAAATACCCGGTACTAATTGGAATCAAGCTTCTGCTACCCTGCAGTTTTCTTCGGCAACTAAAGCGGACGGTACTTTATGGACATGGGGATTTAATGATGCTGGGCAGCTAGGTATTAACGATATGACTCATAGAAGTTCACCAGTTCAAGTCCCAGGAACATCATGGTGCTGTGTTGAAGCAGGAACTGCATTTACAGTAGCTAAAAAGATTGATAGTACCTTATGGGCATGGGGATGCAATTCTGATCGTCAATTAGCAAATTATTTTTCAGCTATTGCTAGAAGTTCTCCAATACAGATACCCGGTACGTCTTGGGGGAAAATATCTGTTGGTGTGACTAATGTTTGGGGTTTAAAATCAGATGGCACATTATGGGGTTGGGGTAATAATCAATCAGGGCAGTTAGGTAATAGTAGAGTAGTATGTGCAACAAATTCTTACAGTCCAATACAAGTTCCAGGAACTTTATGGACCGATGTTTCCGGTCATGATAGCTTTGTTTTAGCTACTAAATCGGATGGTACCCTTTGGTCATGGGGTAATAATAGTAACGGACGATTAGGTATAGATGAGGGTATTCAAAGATGTTCACCTATGCAAGTGCCTGGTAATGCTTGGATAGATGTTTTTGCGCGCACTGGTAAAGGTTTTGCAAGAAAAAGTGACGGTACATTATGGTCTTGGGGTTATAACTGTAGAGGGGGTCTAGGTGATAATACAATTATAGATAGAAGTTCTCCTGTACAAATTCCTGGTAATAGCTGGTCTTACTTATCTGGAGGAGATGGTAACGGGTTTGGAATTAAAACAGATGGCACCTTATGGGGTTGGGGGTCTGGTATTAATGGCAGAGTAGGCGATGATACCTCAATTAATAGAAGCTCACCAGTACAAATTCCGGGTACCTGCTGGATTAAGATTGGTCCTGGGGAACAAAGTTTTTTTGCAAGAAAATCCTACACTCCTCCTGCACCTTACGATATTATAGGAACACATTTATGGAGTTGGGGCTGTGGGAATGATATAGGCGACAATTCATTTATTGGTAAGTGTTCACCGGTTCAATTATTAGGTTATCAATGGAGTGCTATTGGTAAAGGTTGCGTACATACTGCAGCTGTAAAAAATGATGGTACGTTATGGGTATGGGGTTTAAATTACGGTGGAGATGAAAGCGGTATTTTAGGATTAAATAATACCATATCAAGATGTTCTCCAACTCAGATACCAGGAACTTCATGGTGTGATGTCACATCTCATATGAGAGGTAGTCACGTCATTAAAACAGACGGTACTTTATGGGGTTGGGGTCAAAATTGTCAAGTCGGGGGTTCTTTTGGTACAGGTGCCGCAGGTGTTGTTGGAGACAACACTACGATTAATAAATCCTCACCTGTACAAATACCTGGCACATCATGGTGTAAGGTTCGCGCAGGTACCAGACATGTTATGGGTTTAAAAACAGACGGTACTCTATGGGGATGGGGTAATAATTACGTAGGTTCTCTAGGTGTAGGTAACAAAGTTCATAGAAGTTCACCAACTCAAATTCCGGGTAATAATTGGTGCGATGTTTCTGTGACATATATAACTACTCACGCATTAAAAACCGATGGTTCTTTATGGGCTTGGGGCGGTGGTAATTATGGGGCATTAGGTGTAGCTAATAATACAGGTCCTTTTTGTTCTCCAGTTCAAATTCCAGGATCATGGTCAAAAATTGCTATGGGTGGTCCAAGTAGTAGAGCTAGCCTAGCTTTAAAATCAGATGGTACCTTATGGTCTTGGGGACTTAATAATCAAGGTAATGTAGGTGATAGTTCGGTTATACCTAGAAGTTCTCCAGTTCAGATTCCAGGTAATTCTTGGTGTGAAGCTGATGTTGGCGCATGTAGTTCTTTTGCCGTTAAAACTGATAATACATTATGGGCATGGGGTTGGAATGGAAATTATGGTTTGTTTTTAGGTCTTAACGATTTAATTCATAGAAGTTCTCCAACTCAAATACCAGGTACTGGTTGGGTAAAAGCGTTTGGTGGTGCTAAGTCAAGCATGGCTTTCAAATGTTATACAGGATAAATTAAAATAAAATTTTATGAATAAAACAATACATTATGCGATAGGGTTGCCAAGGTCTGGGTCAACCCTATTAATGAATATACTACAACAAAATCCCGATATATTTACATCATCTACTTGTCCTACAACTTATTTACTTGAAGGGGCTAAACAAGCCGCTTCTAATGTGTCTGAATTCATAGCTATGGAACAAGATGCTTTAAATAACAGTTTAACTAATTATGTAAAGTATGGAATGCAAGGTTGGTTTTCTGCTATGACAGATAAACCTATCGTATTTTCAAAGTCGAGAGGCTGGGACAAATATCTTAACTTTCTTTTTCATGCGTATGAAAATCCGAAGTTTATTATTACCATTCGTGATCTTAGAGATATTATTTGTTCGTTTGAAAAATTATCTTACAAGTATACTCATATTAATATTGGTGATGTAAATAACCCATTTCATATGCAGCCGCTTGAAAAACGGTTAGAAATTTGGTGTACAGATATGGGCGGTAATTTAGGACTACCTCTTCATAATTTAAAGCATGTATATGAATGGATGTTAAAAAGACCTAATAATTTCTTTTTGTGTAGATTTGAAGATTTTAATGAAAGACCATTAGAATCACTTCAACAAATTTATAAATGGTTAGAACTACCTCATTATCAGCATGATTTAAATAATGTACCTCAAGCAGCTCAATATGAACACGATACAGCTTATCGCGCATTAGTTACTCATAAAACTGAACCTAAGGTAAGAAAATTAGAGCCTAGTTGGCCTAAAATGCTATCCCCATATCATTCTGATCTTGTATTGAAGAATAACGAATGGTACTATAAGACATTCTATCCTGAAATTACATTATGACTCCCATGATAGAAATACAGCATGTTGAAAAAAGCATGCCTGTTTTTGCGGTTAATATTAGTCAATTTGATGATGCACTTCGTCTGGCTGCGGAAGCTATTTTTGAAGAAAAAGATAAAAATCTAAAGCCAATGGAGTCCAATGTAAAAGCATCCTATGTTTCAGATTATTCCAGCCATTTAGTTAATAAAAAATTTCAACCTCTAATTGATTTAGTATTATCTTTTTGTGGTGAAGTATCTAAAACTTATTATAAATGTGACTTAAAATTTAAATGTTACAATTGCTGGGGGATGCTTTACGAAAAAGACGATTATACTGTATCTCATAACCACTTCCCTTCCACGTTTGCAGCAGTAGTATACATTGATATAGAGGAAGAAGGATCACCTATAGTAGTAGAAGATGTTTTAACTATTGTGCCTAAAAAAGGGTCATTAATAGTTTTTCCTGCGATGTTAGAGCATGAAGTGCCTAAGACACAAGGAAAACGTATGGTAGTAGCAATGAATATAGATCATATTAGTTAAGGAGTAAAAATGAAAGATACGATTATTGAAGCATTTAATAATTTTCAAATAGCTGATTTAGATGATGATATGGTTGGCATGTGTAAAGCATTTGTAGACTGGATACAAGTTATTAGACAAGAGTTGGGTGAGGATACACTACCGGAATTTGAACCATTAGAAAATTTTTATAAACTAGACCCTCATCAACCGAGAATGGAGCTTAGAAAAAATTTAAGAAGCTCTTTAAATTTTGCTGTAAAGCATCAACAAGAAGAAGACTATAACATAAAATTAAAAAATTTGTTTATGGTAATAGTTTCGGGTACGTATATTTACCACATGCCTACTTTTGAACTTATTAAAGCTGGTAAAGAAGATAAAGAATTTACCCGTGAAGATAGTAAAGCCATGTTATTAGCTGATAACATGTCACCTAACTGGTTAAAAGAACCTTCAGGTCGAGACTTTACTACCATCATGCAATGAATTTGACATTTTCTGATTCTAGAGAAATAGAATCTGCCTATATTATAAGACTATCTAGTCACCCTATATCTGCTAAACTATCAGATAGGTGTAAAGATAGTTGTGATGCTGTAGGAATGCCTTGGAAATTTTGGGAAGGGTTTGATGGCACTATCGGTGATCAAATTCGCGCACCTGAACATCTTTTAAATAAAGACTACCTAAACTGGGTAAAAGTTCACGATAATAAAATTACTACTAGTCAAATTGCTTGTGTTCTATCTCATTTTTCACTATGGTGTCATTGTCTTACTATAGATAAACCTATAGTAATTTTAGAGCATGATGCAATAATGTTACAGAAACTAGAGTTTTTTCCATTTTATAATATGGTTCAGTATCTTGGTAGCATAGAACAAATGAACGGCGCGCCACAGTATATTACCCCTCCCCATGGATCTGCTTTTGATAAGAAGCTAAAATTCATATGTCGTGCTCATGCATATGCTATTGATCCTCAAGTAAGTAAAAACTTAATTACACGCTTTATTCAAAACGGTATTACTAACATATCTACGGCTGATATTTTTATTCGTGCTGATATTTTTCCGATTATACAACACGGATTATATGCTTATGATAGTTGGGAAGATAAAGATTCTACGGTAGAAGAAAATCCATTATAATGAATAGTACATTTATGTTATCAGGTGGTGCAGGTAGAGTTATAACAGCTATTCCTGCTCTAGAAAAATATCACAGATTAAATCCAGATGATGATTTTAAAGTGATTATTCATGGCTGGGAGAATCTATATTGGAATCATCCTGTATTACAAGACAGAACGTTCAGTGTAGGTCAGAAAGGTTTATTTAATTTAGTAATAAAAAATTCTATTCTTAAGCACCCCGAGCCTTATCATCGTCATAGCTACTACAATCAACAATCTTCTCTTATTGAAGCTTTTGACGAAGAAATTAACAATACATTAGATCATTCTGATCTTGATAAACCAAATTTATATTTACATACTAATGAGCTTAACTCTGCACGTCAATTAATCGCACAAGCATCGGAAGAAAAAAAGAAAAAAAAGTTCGTGGTATTTCAGCCCTATGGGTCAGGTATTAGTTTAACTAATGGTAGACCTTATGATTCATCAGGTAGAAGTTTAGATGTAGATGATGCATTGAAGCTAGGTCAATTATTAGCGCAAGATGCTGTAGTATTATATTTCGGTCCTAATGAGTTTGTGCATCCTGCTGATGATTTTATGCTTAATACAAGAGGTATACCTAATGCAGATCTAAGGTTCTATATGGCTATGATCTCTATGTGTGACTATTTTGTAGGGGTAGATTCTGTTGGTCAACATATGGCAAGAGCATTTAATAAACCAGGTTTAATTATTATGGGTTCCACGTTTGAAAAGAATGTAACCTATCCTGATTATTTTAAAATTTTTAGAAACGGTATTAAACCTACCTATAATCCAATTCGTATTGGAGGTAGTGATAGTGAGTTTGCTGATAGATCTAACGATGGTATTATGACTTTTACTGATAATCAAATTAATGAAATGTATAGTATGACGAGAACGCTATGACAGAACAACCTTTACCTTTCTATTCAACAAGACCTGAACCAGTAGTATTTGAACGTCAATGCAACGAATGCAGTGAATGTTGTAAATGGTTATATTATGTTATTAACGGTCATGTAAAGCACCCCGGTAAACCCTGCTTCTATCTTGGAGATGGGTGCACAGTTCACGATATTAGGCCTCAGAGTTGTAGAGACTATCATTGTGCTTATATTCAAGGCATTTTACCTGAATGGATGAAACCTTCTCGTTCTAAGTTATTAGTTAATGTAGAGAGATGGGGACCTAATAATGAACATAAAATGCTTAGAGCTATTGAGTGTGGTCAAAAGATTGATGCCGAATGTTTATCTTGGCTAATACAATTTTCTCGCAACACAGGTACAGGTTTAATATATCAATTAAGTGGTATATGGAATTATTTTGGTCCAGATCCTTTCATGGAGTTTTTTAAAGACCAGATCTTAAAGGCCGAGTTTGAAAATCCATTTATTAAAAAACCTCAGGTACTAGATACTCCTATCCAGGGTGCTTACTAATGCTAGATATTGTTCTTAGAACCTGCGATCATACAGATGTTCATCCTGAACGAGGTCCAAGATTTATAGATGTTGATAAGACTACATTAATTAAAAAATGTTTTATTTCCTTAATTAATTCTATAACTATAGCTAAAAATTTATGCGATATTAAACTCTGGATTCTGGATGATCATAGTGAAACTTCTACGCTAGATTTCTTTAGTAATCAATGTAAGCAGCGAGAAATTAACTTAGAAATTATAGCTTTACAAAATAAAGGGTTTAATAATTCAGCAGAAAGACAGTTTGAGTATTGTAAGAATATAGGTCGCAAATGGGTCTATTCCGTTGAAGATGATTACCTGCATTTCCCTAGCGCTATTAGTAATATGCTCATAATGGGCGAACGTTTAGAGAAAATGACTGGTTCATCAATTGCAATTAAACCTGATGATGATCCTTTTACCTACGCTAACAATACGGTATCTAGTAAAAAGCCTTGTAGAATATTTTTAGGTAATGATAGACATTGGAGAACAAATAGTAGCACTCATAATACATTATTTACTGATACGAAAGTATTTAAGGAATATTGGGAAGTATTTGCTAGCTTAGCTAAATTTTTTAGAAAGCTTTCTATTAATGAAGATAAAACTATTAATATGTTATGGAATGATGGGGTAACTAGCGATGGTCCTATCCCATTATTTTCTCCTATCCCTTCTCTAGCCATTCATATATCTCAGGGTAATGAACCAACAACTTTAGATTATAAAACATTATGGGACAGTATAGAAGTATGAATGTGATCGATTTATTCTCAGTACCTATATTTGCTGGTTCATTAGAACCTTCCGAAGGTATTACTAAACAAGAAGCTGATCTTCTAAAAAATATTGAATTAGATAAACAATATGGAGATGATGGTAATTATCTTAGTAAAGAGGCTCACATTTTAAAAGCATTTAATTTAAATAGAATTTATAATCTCTGTAACAAATATGTAAAACATTATACAGAAGATATTTTAGGCATAACCGATGAGTTTAAAATGTTTAAATCATGGTTATCGATGAATACTAAAGGTACAAAACATTTAGCTCATTCTCATAGAAACACTATGATTAGTTGTGTATTATATTTTGATGAAAATTTATCTAATGAGCCTTTAGCGCCTATAAGCTTTGGACAAAAAGGTTTAGATAATATTTTTAGAACTTTTCAATTTGATTTTAAAACAAAAGAAAGAAATCAGTATAATAATAAAGTATTAACAATATTACCAAGAACAAATACAATTATTATATTTCCTGGGTGGGTTCAACATGAGACAGAAGAAGCTGTATCTTTAACAAAACGATATTGTATTGGTACTAATTATTTTTTTGTAGGTGAGTCCGCTGGTGGGTATCATAATATTACGATAGACGTTTCATGATACCAAAAATAGCTCATATAGTTTGGAATCATAAAGAGATTCTTAAAAATCACCACCCGTTATTAGAACATGGTCTCCATAATTTAATAAAAATAAATCCAGACTGGAAGGTAACTGTTTACACGCCTTCTGAAATTGAGCACGATCTTAAAAATGTTTTAAGCTCTGAGGATTACAACTTAGTAAAACCCCGCCACTTTGTCTCTAAAATAGATCTATGGAGACAATTTAAAATGTATTTCGAAGGCGGATTATATATGGATCTAGATAGGCTAGTTAATATACCGCTTTCAGAAGTAATTCAAGACGATATAAAATGGGTATTACCTATTACACTAGAATATGACTTCTCATGTGATATAATGCTCAGTGAACCTCACAATCCTGCATTTAAAAAATGTGCTGAGATGTATCTTGAAAGACTTAAAAGTGGCTGGAAAGATCAATATTTTTTAGGTCCTCAAACTTATATGCATGCAGTATCTTATACCTTATGCGGGGAAATAGTTAATACTGACCCAGGTAAAGAGAAATTTGAAATGCTAAGACAGATTATTAAAGAATCTAAGTTTATTTCCACTTATAGAGAAGTTCCTTATAATGATATGTTAGTTTATCGTGGCCCTATGGGTGATGAATTGGAATGGATTAAAAGAGATTTTTATAAACAAGAAGGAATTACTCACTGGACAGGTGATTGGTGAAAAATATTTTTTGTATTATTTCAGCTATTGGTAACGATTATGGAGTATTTAATTATCAAGAAAGATTATCTCAGTTAAAAAACACTATTAATAGTGTTCATACTTTTGCACCAGGCTCAGATATTCTTTTAGTAGAAGCTTCAGAAGAACTTATTCCCGTAGAAGATCTAAATTTTTTACAAAGTAAAGTTAATAATATTATATGTTTAAATGAAGACAAATATATTACGTTTTTAAAACATCATAGTAAAGACCCTTCACCTAATAAATTTGAAAAGAAAACCGTAGGTGAAATTCAATCATGCATTGCGTTTCTAGAGTTTTTAAAACAACAACCTAATCAGTATAATAGAGTATTTAAACTAGGTGGTAGATTAGCTCTAAATTCAAATTTTAATTTAGATTTTTATAACGATGAAGATAAATTAGTAGTATTAAATAAAGAGCAATGGTATGATGAACTAATTTTTCCTATGAGATTATGGTCTTTTGGTTTTAAACATCTGGATAAATTTTTAGAGCTATTTTATAATATCCAATCTCATACATACGAATTAGTAACACATACTAAAAAGTTAGAATTAGTAGAATTTACCTTTACTAAATTCGTAGAAAAATTCCAAATACCTTATCGTATCGTAGAAAAAGTAGGTGTTAATGGTCAGGGCGGATTAAGCGGTGCTAAATTAGACGAGTAGGAGTTATTATGAAGAAGATCTTAATTATGGGATTACCTGGAGCAGGTAAAACTTATTTTGCAGAACGTTTAAAGACCTATTTAGAATCACAAGATAAAGTTAAATGGTTTAACGCAGATGAAATTCGTAAGCAATTTAATGACTGGGATTTCTCTAGAGAAGGTAGAATTAGACAGTCATTAAGAATGGCTGAACTTGCAGAAAAATCTAATTGTGATTATGTCATCTGTGACTTTGTTGCTCCTCTTCCTGAAATGCGGTTTAACTTTAAAGCAGATTGGACTATTTGGATAGATACTATTGAAGCCGGTCGTTATGAGGATACTAATAAAGCATTTACTCCACCGGATGTTTATGATTTTAGAATTACAGAACAAGATGCTGAAAAATGGGTTCCGTATGTAGCTTCATATATTATGGAAGACAAAAGAAGACCTTTGTTTGACTGGAAAAAAGAGACAGTTCAAATGCTAGGTCGCTGGCAACCTTGGCATAAAGGTCATAGAGCACTTTTTGATAAAGCAATTCAAAAGACTGGTCAAGTAGTTATTCAAATTAGAGATTGCCAAGGCTGGCAAGGTACTAATCCGTTTGCTATTGAGCAAGTAAAAGATTTTATTAGAAGAGACCTAGATCCTTTATATCAAGGAATGTATGAAATTCAAGTAGTTCCTAATATTGTTAATATTACTTACGGGCGAGATGTAGGATATAAAATTGAAGAAGAAACATTTGATGATTTAATTACTTCTATTTCTGCAACTAATATTAGGAAGGAATTAGGGCTTGAATAAGTATCATGTAAGATTTAATACTAAGCATAATGGATCCGAGCTTGTATGGCGAATATTCGAAAATGGTAATGAGCATCTTGCAAAAGATGTTCGAATTATCGGGGAAACATTTACTGAATGTACTGAAGAGTACGGAGAAACTAAATGGAATATCTGCTGCCGAGGTAGGATGATATGGGTAGATAAAGTAGCAGTAATAGTCACTGGAAAAGACTAAAGGGCCATAGGCCCTTTTTTTTATAAATATTGTATAAAAACAAGGATTTCTTATGGCTACGGTATCTAATTTAACTATTGATCAAGGAACCACATACACTACTACACTAATAGCTAAAGATACAGCAGGTGTAGCTAGAGATTTGACTAATTATACTGCTCGTTCGCAGATGCGTAAGTCATATTATACATCGTCGAATACAGCTTTTACCGCTAACATTACCACACCTGCAAGCGGTGAGATTACTTTAAGTCTTACTAGTACTCAGACTGCTGCATTAAAAGCCGGTCGTTACGTGTATGATGTAGAGGTAGTTAGTTCTAATTCTGTTATTGTAGATAGAGTATACGAAGGTATTGTAACAGTTTATCCAGAGGCTACAAAATAATGGCTAACCCATCATCCAGAACCGCATTAATAGATTACTGCTTAAGAAGTTTAGGCCACCCTGTACTAGAAATAAATGTAGATGATGATCAATTAGAAGATAGAATTGACGAAGCATTTCAATTCTATAGAGAGTATCATTATGATGCTATTGAGATGGTTTATCTATCTGAAAAAATTGTAGCATCTACTTTAACTATTTCAGGTTCTAATGCAGCTAGCTTTACGAATGGAGAAAAAATAACTGGAGGCACATCTGGAGCAACTGCTGAAGTTTATGCAAATATTTCTGCCAGCTCTATGAATGTAAAAAAGGTAACTGGTACCTTCACAGCATCAGAAACCATTACAGGTGCTACATCTGGAACTACTGCTACCTTCTCTTCAATCTCATTAGGTAATTACGATAATAGATATTTGACTACTAATGATTCGGTGGTAGGTGTAAATAGAGTATTACCATTCTCTTCTAGAAATAGAGGTATTGACTTATTCGACGTAAGGTATCAGATATTACTTAACGATCTTTACTCGCTACAATCCACTGATATCATCTATTACTCACAAGTTAAAACTCAACTACAGCTTATTCAAGACATTTTAGTTGGAGTTAAACCTGTTCGTTTTAATCGTCATCAAAACAGACTGTACATTGATATGAGCTGGGAAGATGATGTAGATATCGGAGATTATATAATCGTTGAAGGATATAAGATTTTAGACCCGGATACATTTACCGATGTTTACAATGACTACTTTTTAAAGACCTACGCTACAGCCTTAATTAAACGCCAGTGGGGAAATAATCTTAAGAAGTTTGAAGGGGTACAATTACCCGGGGGAGTAACTCTAAATGGACAGAAGATATTTGACGAGGCTGTAGAAGAGCTAAAAGAACTAAAACTAGAAGTACAGAATACATATCAGCAACCCATCGATTTCTTTACAGGTTGATATTCCTCATCAGCCAACATATGAATTATACGATCAACGCAATAGATAATCCATAACAGTTTACCAAATGGTACAAGATTCCTTTTTATATTGCTGGACTAATAAAGCTAACGGTAAGCTTTACATTGGTACTCATAAAGGTACTATTGATGATGGTTATGTTTGTTCTAGTAGAATTATGATAGAAGAATATTTAAATAACCCTAGTGAATTTACTAGATCAATAATAGCTACAGGTAACTACAAGGATATGATAGGATTAGAGACTTTTATTTTAAAATCTGTGGATGCTGCAAGAAATATATGTTTTTATAATATGCATAATGGGGATGGTGAATTTTACAATAAAGGTCATTCTGAAGAAACAAAAAGAAAAATATCTTTATCAAATAAAGGTAAAAAAAGACCTGATTTAACTTTTAGAAATTTAACTAATAATCCTGCAAAAAATCCTATAGCTAGAGAAAAAATGAAAGGACCTAGACCTTCTGTAATGGGTGAAAATAATCCTATGTGGGGTAAAAACCATACAGAAAAATCTAAGATTAAAATGTCAGAAAATAGAAAAGGTAAAGGTAAAGAACCTAAATCAGAGGCTACTAAAAAATTAATGTCTGAAGCTAGAAAGCAATACTGGTCTAAAAGGAAAACATCTTGAGTACTAATTTCTATTTTCAGTCAGGAGTACCCGGAGGCAGGTCCTCTGAACAATTATTAATAGAAGATTTAATAATTGAGTGTCTTCGCATTTATGGCTTTGACGTATACTATATGCCTCGCCAAACCGTATACCAAGATAATATTCTTAATGAAGATGTTTTAAATAAGTATGATTTTGCTTACCCTCTTGAAATGTATATGAGTAATAATCTAGGATTCGAGGGTGAAGGTGATCTATTAACTAAATTTGGTGTTGAGGTTAGAGACACTGCTACGTTTATTGTAGCAAGAAGAAGATGGGATGAAGTAGTATCTAAACCAGGTAATGTTCAATTAACAGCTCGCCCGGCCGAAGGAGATATTCTTTATTTTCCTTTAACAAAAGCTTTCTTTGAAATTATGAGAGTAGATGCTACAGATCCATTCTTCCAAGTAGGTAAGCTTTATGTTTATAAGTTAGAATGTGAATTGTTACGCCTGTCCTCAGAAAGATTTGATACAGGTATCGATGAAATTGATGATCTGGCTTCAGCTAAATCTATGGATGTTAATGACTTTAACGTTCTACTAGAAACTGGAGATAGATTGAAGTTAGAATACTTTACAGATTCGTATATGATATTGCAAGGATATAATCTGCAGAATATCATACCTAATATTAGTAATGAAACTTTTGCGGATAACATCGATATACTCGACTTTACCGAAAAGAATCCTTTTGGTGAGGTTCTATAATGTTAAATCAAAGCTTCTACTGGGGGACCATTCGAAAGTCGATTATCGCTTTTGGAAATTTATTTAATAGCTTACAGATTAATCGTAGAAATGCTACAGGTGATGTAGTTCAAACATTAAGAGTTCCTCTTGCGTATGCATCCAGACAAAAGTTTATAGCTAAGATTCAAGCTCAACCAGGTTCAGCTACACAAAGCTTTGAAACCTATTTACCTAGAATGAGCTTTGAAGTCATAGGAATAAATTATGACCCTAACAGAAGAGTAAGCTTAGTACAACAAAATAGAGCTGTTAATTCTACTACAACAACATTAAATTCTCAGTACGCACCTACACCTTATAATATAGATGTTAATCTTTACATCTATAGTAAGAACCAAGATGATGGGTTACAAATTGTAGAACAAATTTTACCTTATTTTAATCCTGATTTCAATTTATCTTTAAATGCAATTCCTGCGCTAGGTATTAAAAATGATTTACCTATTATATTAAATAGTGTAAATTACGAAGATGATTATGAAGGTTCCTTTACTCAGCGACGTGCTATTATTTGGACTTTAAGTTTTACTATGAAATTAAACTTCTTTGGTCCAATAAACAAACAAGGTATTATTCGCTCGGCTACTGTTACTACTTACAACGATGCAGCGCTTAGTAATACATTCTCTACATATAATGTTTCAGTAGATCCAACTACGGCTATTCCAGGTGATACTATCGATTTTGTTGAGACGTTCGAGGACTTTGAATAATGAAAAGTAAACTCAACGAAATTTTTGATCTAGAAGAAGTTCCAGCTGAGCCACTTTTACCAGTGGCAGTTCCAGAAGCAGTTCAGCAAGAAGATGATTTTGATCTTGCTAGAGATACAATGAAGAATCTTATTAATAAGAATAATAGTATTATAGATTCAGTGGTAGAACTAGCTAAAAATTCAGAGAGCGCTAGAGTATATGAAGTAGCCGGTCAATTAATGAAGACACAATCTGAAATGGCTAAAGATCTAATGGCTCTACATAAGCAAAAAATAGATTTAACTGGCGAAGCTCCAGCTAAAAACATTACTACTAATAATATTGTATTTGCAGGCTCTACATCTGATTTAATGAAAATGATTAGCGCTGAGAGAGCTAGAACAATTGAGTCAAAATAAAAATTCTTATAACGGCAATAGGTCGTTAAAACAAATTGGTTTCGTAATTAATTATACTCAGGATAATGTTTCTGAGATATTAAAGTGCAAAGATGATCCAATATATTTTATTAAAACATACTGTCAAATTGTATCATTAGATTCTGAACAATTAATTCCATTCGAATTATTCGGTTATCAGGAAAGATTTATTAATCTTATTCAAGATAATCGCCGCGTTATTAGTATGCAGCCTAGACAGATGGGTAAATCTCAAGTGGTTGCTGCTTATGTTTTATGGTATACTCTTTTCAACAATAATAAAACCGTTGCTATTCTAGCTCATAAGTCTGATGGCGCTATGGAGATTTTATCTCGCTATCAGTTAATGTATGAGAACGTTCCTATATGGATGCAGCAAGGTATTAAGACATGGAACAAAGGCGATGTGGAATTGGAAAACGGTTCTTCCGTATTTACTGCCGCTACTTCTTCTGCTGGTATACGGGGTAAGTCTGTCAACCTTCTATATGTTGATGAAGTAGCTATCATACCTAATAATATAGCAGAAAGTTTCTTTACTTCTGTTTACCCTGTCGTCTCAGCTGGTGAAACTACTAAAATTATACTTACATCTACACCGTTAGGATATAATCATTTCTGGAAATTCTGGAATGATGCTGAGCAAGGTGTTAATGGATTTGCACCATTAAGAGTTCAATATAACGAGCATCCAAAACGTGATGCAAAATGGGCAGAAGAACAAAAAGCTATTCTTGGTGAGCTTAAGTTTAACCAGGAGGTGCTATGTGCATTCCTAGGTTCGTCTAATACATTAATTAATGCAGATACTATATCTAGAATGTCCGCCATTGGTTTTACATACTCTAAAGACAATTTAGATATTATTAAAGAACCAGAAAAAGGACGAGCATATTTTATTACAGTAGATACTTCACGAGGTGTTGGAGGTGATTACTCCGCCTTCACTGTAGTAGATACTACGGATTATCCATTTTCTGTAGTAGCTAAATATAGAGATAACAAAATAAGTCCATTATTATATCCTACCGTTATTCATAAAGTAGCTAAGGATTATAATAATGCTTATATTCTAGTAGAGATTAATGACATCGGTCAGCAAGTTGCCGATATTATTCATAACGATCTAGAGTATGAAAATATGATATGGGTAGGTAGTGATTCTAGATATGGTCAATACCTATCTAGCTCAGGAAGACAATCGCATTTAGGTGTTAGAACTAC